AGCCGTAGCGTTGAAAAACTCCTGAGTCCTGTACCGCAAAAGACGGATATCCGTCGCGCACCGCCCACAGCTGGACGCGCATCGCACCATGCACGTCATCGGGCGTCGGCCAGCTCCAGCTCGTGCCGGCGGCAATGCCTGTGAAGGTCGCGAACGTTGCGCCGGCATTATCTAACAGTGCGACGGTGTAGGTTGTGCCCGTTTCCGGCGTGATCGTCGCCGCGGTCTCATCGATGATTTGGTTCTGCTCGGTCAGCCGATTCCGTTGCCGCCAGGTGAGCGTCAGCGTCCCGCTGATTCCACCGGCGGGAATTTGGTCCCATCGGGTTCCGTTCACCGTCATGTAGGTCGGCGGATAAGGCCTGATCTGCCGGGCGGCCGCAGCTGTACCGGATGGGCCGCCGGCGCCGAGCGCTACCGTCGAGGTGCTGGCCGATGCCAGCGGCAAAGTTCCGGTTGAAGTGATGGTCAGCGGCCGCATATCAACCGACTCGCCTGGCGCATAAAGCGTCGGATCGCCGGCATAAAGCGTCTCCCCAAACCAGACGCCCACGCCGGCGGCATGCGCGGCGGCCACGGTATCGACCGAGCCCCGCCCCAGCGTCATGGCACCCGTCGCTTGGACGAAGGCATCGATACGAACGATTTCATTCCCAATGCGGGCCGTATCGCCCACCTGGACGCTTCCGAGGTCGGTCGCGCCGACGGTATCGACCTGCGCCGAGGTATCAAAGGGACCAATCGGATTCTTTAAGAGGCCATAGGGCGTGAAATGACCGGTGACAACTTCGGCAAAAGACGCCGGCGACACTCTCGTCCAAAGTTCATAGGCGTAGTTGACGCCGCTCGGCCGTGCGGCATACATGCCGGCATAGGTGTCGGTAGGATGAAGCGCGGCCAGGTCACCCGGGGAAAGATTCAAGTACAGCTGGCGATAGGTTGCCTCCCAGGCTACCTGGTTGGTGACCGGGACCGGATCACGGCTCGGTGGCGTCCAGCCGACATCCGGCGGTTTCAGATAAGTCGTCGCCGGCATGCCGAAAATATCCTGCACCGCATCGACGGTAATCGAACCATCGACCAAGGTGCCGCCGTCGGTATTGCCGACGCGCATCGCCAGGTTGACGATTCCCAGCGGCGGCCAGGAGAAGAGAAAGACATCACCCGGCGTCAGTCCATAGGCCGTACGGTCAAATTTGATTTTGAGCCGCTTGAGCGGCACCGACATTCCCCGCAGGTCGCGCTGCGCGACGCGATGCAATAGATCGAGCGTCGGCAAACCGGGATAATCCTGCTTCTGCGTCACGACGACGCCTTGCGCCTGGATGGCGCCGAGCGCCTGAATGGTGCAGGTGATAGGAAGCCCGGTCAGCGGATTGACGGCCGAGGCCACAATTTCATTCGCGATACCCGTGGTACCGGCGGCGTCAAGGGAATCGAGTGAAATGACATTCGCCGGGCCGAAGGCGGGCAGGCCGCTGGTCGAGTATCCGCCGCGAATTAACTTCAACTGGATCTGCCCGGCCGTCGCCGGCGTGCGTGAGGAAACGATGACGCCGGCGGCGTAATTCATCGCGCCTTGCACAAAATCCTGAATTGAGTTTTCCCGCGTCCAGAGCAGGCACAGGCCGAGGCCTTCGGAATAGAGCTGGTCGGCGGCCGCCTGCCAGGTCGGCAAATCAAAGGCCGACATCGGGTAACCCATGCCCCAGTCGCGATTCGTCATCGCCTCGAGCGCGATGTGCGCCGGGTTCATCGCCCGAATTGTTGCCGCATGCCCGGCCGCGTCGGTCGTTGCGATATCGATTGCCGCCTTGGCCGCATACCACGCTGAGCCGCCTTCCCATCCGGCCGTGCGGCGATAGACGCGGAAGCGCCAGGGTTTCGGATAGGGATTATTGGCGCCGACGGTGCCGTTAAATACCAGCGATGCGATACCGCGATACGCCGGCTGCAGGCCGCCCTGTTTGCTGGTGAGATAGGCGTTGGCCGGCTGCGTCGGCTCACCCATCATGAGCGAGAAAGGTCCCTGAACGCCGCCTTCTTTTTTTTCCCCACCATAGGCCGAGGGCGCATTGATGGCATCATTCCCCGATGCCGTCATATTGCCGGTCCAGAGGTCGATGTCACCGCCGCGGATATTGGTGATGCCATCGACGGGCCCATGCGCCAGGCCGAAATGAATGCCCATCGAATACCAGTAGCCGGTGACCTGCTTTGAGCTAACGCCCATCGGCCGACCTCGCCCGAACGACGGCGGCGACGCGCAGCGCCAGCTCGTCGCCCGTCTCTTCCATGAACGTGACCGTGATGCCCTGGCTCAAGAATTCGGCGAAATCGACGCCCTGCCGGCGAAACCACTCCCGGGCGCCACGAACGCAAAAGCCACAGGCGCGAACATCGGCCATCGTCACGCGTGGTGGCTCGCTCATTTCTTCCCCGCCTTTTGATAAATGGGAATCGTCGACATATCGCCGTACCAAAGAATCTCTGGCGCCGCGATCCAGACATCGCCAAAAACAACTGGGATCGGCGTGCCTTCCTCGATTTGTGGCAGTTGCGCTTTTTCGGGATCCGGTGGCGGCGGCGCCTTGGGCCGCAAGGCGAGCTGCACCGCGAAGGAGACGACCATAATCGCGAAGGCAACCCAGATCGGCATAAAAATTGAAATATTAAAATACGCTGTCGCCGCCCATCGGGTTCGTCGTCACCAGATAGGGCTGGCCGCCGAAATTCAGAATATTACTGAACGTGCCATTGCACGTCGTGAGCGTACGATCGCATCCCGGGTAAACCTCACCGCCAGGCCCGCGACCAGCTGAGCGTGCCCGTAGGCGAGAGTAATCTGATTTCCTGAGTGAGCATCAATGCTGCGCCGCTCCAGGTATCCATTCCCCGTATCCCACTCGAGATAGCCACCGGCGAGAGATGGCGCGGAGGTGAACGTCGATGATGTCAAAACGGTGCCGCCCGAGGCCGCGGTATCGATCGTTGCCGGCACAGCGAATGCCGGAGCACTGGCCGTGCATGAGGTCCCATAAAGAACATGGGGGCAAAGCCGCTGCCAGCGGCGCCGGAGTCCGGTCGTTAAAATTCCGGTGACGATCGGCTCGCACGATAGCACCGCCTCGGATTCCTGCCAGGAAACCGAAAGCACCCGGCCGGTCCATTCGATAACGCCCTGACCATCTGGATCTGAATAATGCAGGGAGAAAATCGTCAGCATTACGTCGGCCGCCGGCGGCGCCTGCTGGTAGAGAAGCGCCACGGGAAAGTCCCGCGGCGCTTTCACCTGTAACGTGGCCTGCCTCAGTTCAGGCCCGTTGACTATGTTCGAGCGGGAAATCGGCGCTGGCGCGTAACTGTTCGTCAGATAGGTGATGGAACGATCGGCGGTCGTATATCGGTAATGCGTACCGCCGAGCAGAAAATCAAACAACAGGACCGGCTGCCCTTGCGCTGCCGAATTTTCCATCGCCGCCCAAGTCATCGCTTGATCACTCCCGTTTTTACGAGCCTATCAACCCACTCTGTGATTGTAGGGAAACATTTTCGCCGCCCACTGTCATACATATTCAACAGTTCCGCATAGTGATTCTGAAGTTTTAGAGACTCTTCGAGCGCCGTCACCAGCTCATCGTAGGAAATCGCTTCGATTTTCGTTTTATTGATCAAGCAAGGCCTTCCAAGGAGTCACGGCCGCGGCGATTCCATCAATTGCCGTCGTGTGCTCCAGCTCCAGCTCATCGGTATCGAGCCGCGCCAGGATCATGAACGATATGAGCCGGACCTGCACCGGGTCAACTGTGACGCCTAGGACTGAATCCAGGCTCAGCCGCTCAATGCCATTTCCTAAATCAACGGATCCGGTGATGCGCCGATAGAGCAGAGGCCCATTCAAAATCTCGATGCGAATATCGCGCCGATTGAAGGCGGCACTGGCATAAAGAGTGTAGCCAGCATACTGCACATCGATGCTCGATGCGGTTGAGCCGGCGATCGCCATGAGCAATAAATCGGCCTGATAGGACGGCACCCAGATCGCGCCCTGGCGGCCGCTCAGCAAATAAAGCAGCGAACGGAAGGCCGTATGCTGCGCGCGGCCCTGAATCCACCATTGATGTGACCAGCCGGGAAACGCCTCCAGCGGCCGGTCATCCATCGCGATGATGCCGGTTTCGTTATCAATCAATGCGATGTCGCGTGAATAAATCGCATCCGATGCGTCCCGCTCGTTCGGATGATTTTCGAGCACCGGCGAGCCGCGGTATGCCGGTAGCCCGGAGGCCTTGGGCCAGTCACACGGCTCGATCGTGGTGAAGGTCACCGGAATCGATTCCGTGTAAGCATTGTCGCGGGAGAGTTTCGGCAGGGCCGCCAGCCGCGCCGAGCGTATCGGATAGAGCTTGGCGCCTTGCGGCCAGGTATTGAGCGTCGGATGGAGCAACGTCAGTGCCGAACCGGAGATGCCGGAAATTTCCACGACCTCAAATGTAGAGGCATTCATCAGTAGCATCGCCAGGCCGCCGCTGACGAAATCGCGCCCCGCTGTATCGACCGAAATTG